CTCCCACCCTAAACCGGTATGTTTACGCAAGAGATCACGCACTGTGGTTTCAGTACGTGCTCCCTTGGCTCTAGCGTCTACGACCATTACTCAGGCGCGTTTTCTTGACTTGTAGGTTCCACGATTGGCTCGGCAGCCTTGGCTGCGGGCTTAACAATTGCGGGCTTGACTGGCTTAGGAGCAGGTGCGACTGGAGCTGGTTTTGACTGAAAAGTTAGTTCTTTAACTTCCAATTCATCAACTGAATATGTGATTTTACCGCTAGCAGCTTCAATACTTTCTAACTCAGCTTGTGTTACTGTCATGCTAACTGTAACTGGCTGACGTACGCCATTGCGTAGTAGCGTTGGCTTGTCAGCGTTAATTCGTTCAATTTTAATCATGTTATACCTCTATTTGGGATATGTTATTGTGTTTTACCACGTTAACCTTTTCTAGTAGTGGGTGTGAAAACCCATGGGATACTAAAAAGGTATTTAAGTGTTCTTCCCCTAAGAGGACTTCCACTAGTTTTTCTTTTCCATCTACGTCAAGTGCCTCAACAGTTTCATCTAAGATCAGCAAGTTAATTCTGCTTGAACTTAGGGTCTGCATTAGTTTGCGAATAGCTAATAGTGTTGCTACGTTTACACGAGCACGTTCACCACCACTAAGAGCCAACATTTCAATGTCTTTGCCATTGTCAGTGATAACCACGTTTAGTTTATCACTAGCAGAGATTTTGAAACCAATCTGGAATCTGCCATCACTTAGGTCAACTAAGTAGCTATTAGTAATCTCTTCCAAGTCTTTGACTAAGCACTCAATCTTATAAGCCACTAAGCCAGTTGTTGAGAATGTTTTTGTTAAAACATTAACAATACTCATACGTTCACTTAGTTCGTGCAATTTGCCACTATAAGTTTCCAATTCTTCATTCATTTCAGCAAGTTGCTTGCTGATAGTTTCTACTTTGGAATTATGTGCATTTGCTAGCTGATTGGCTTTTTCAGCTTGTTGAATACGCTCTCTGGTCTCTTTGATACTTGTTTCAAGAGCAGTTAGTTCGTTTTGCAGTGCAGCTTTGTCTAATATAGATTCTGGTAAGTCCGTATCAATAAGTTGATGGTACTTTTCCCATTCTGTTTGACTTTGCTGTGCCTTTTCCCATGCGGAGAGTTTTATGCCATAAGCATTAATATCTTCAGTTACAGCTTTTTTAGACTGCTCAACTACTTCTAGCTGAGTAACTGCTGTTTGCTTGATAGTTGCCTGCTCTTCTACAAGCTCGGAGATTTTGTTTGTGTCAATAGTCTGCAAACAAGTTGGGCAATTGCCATGCAACCGATTCATTTTTGCCACAAAAGCTTCTGCATCTTTTACAGTTTTTTGCAGCTCAACAGCCGTGTTATTTAAACCACTCACAATGCTACGCTTAACACCAATATCTTCCGTGGGCTTTTCAGGTATTGGGAGTAAGGCAATTTTAGACTGCAACTGCTTGTAAGTATTGTTTTGTGAAATCTTGCGATTAGTAGCTTCAACACCTTGAACTGATACTTGTAGCTTAGCACTTTGCTGTAATACTTCAGAGTCTAGTTCAGGTACCTCAACAAGCACTCTAGGAGTCAAATCAGTCTTGGAATACTTTTCCAGCCAGGATACTACAGTGTTTACTTGCGACTGAGTAGCTGTAATATCTTTGCTTAAGTCTTGCGCTACTTCTTTGAAAACTTCTTGCGCTTGGGTATACTTACCCAAGTTTAAGATTTCGATCAAAAACTTTTTACGAGCAGTATCTGCAGCAGTTAAAAACTCTAGGCTAGATGCATTTGACTGGTAAACAATTTGACTAAAAGTTTTATGGTCAATGCCAATTACGTCTTCAACAATTTTATAAGTAGCTGTGGCTGTGTGTGCACTTATATCTACACCATCACGATAAAGCTTAACTGTTTGTGATGTACCACGACGTGTTTCAATCTTATACTCAGTACCATCACGATCAAACACTAACTCAATTGAGTAGTGTTTGTCTTTTACATAACGATTAAGAATATCTGCTTTTTTAATACCTTTTGAATTCTTGTTGAATAGGACTTCTTCAAGTACTAGTGCAATAGAACTTTTGCCGTGACCGTTTTTACCCACAAGTTGTGTAAGCGGAGCGGCTACAAAATCAATCTTATTATCTAATCCGTAACTAAAAGCATTAGACCATGCTAGTGTTTTTATTGTTATCATTTGCTAGTTTTCTTTTTAGTTCCTGCAATCCGCCAATGTACTCACCATCTAAGAAGATTTGTGGAACACTGCGGGCATGTGGAACTACATCAATTAAATCTTTTTTACTATACCCATTGATGCCAATCATCTTTTCTACTATATGTGTACCATGAGTTTCTAATAAACGCTTGGCTTCGCTACAGGCTGGGCAATTTGTTTGTGACCAGACCTCTGCTAATTTAGGTGAATTTTTCTGCATGATTTTGCATTTCCTTTAGAACCTTGTCAACAGTTGGTTCTGGTAATTCTAAGATATAAGTTACGTACTCCCGAACTTCTGCATCCAGTGTCATTTCAGCATCAAGCATTAGTGCTGAATCAGTGTCCCGCTTTAGGACTTTGGTAGCAATTAGTTCTGAATCTTGCAAGTCTCCGAGTTCTTGCATGTCGCCTTGCACTTCATAGATTGTGTGGTCAAAGTCGGTGGCATTGGCGGCGGTGGAGGCCTCTTCGGCAGTGATTGTTTTCTTGATGAGCTGCGGTAAGTTGAACTTTCGCCACTCATGACTGAGATTATCAGCATCAAGGATAATAGCGCCAGTATCAACTCTGGAACGGTGAAAACTAGTAGTATAAGGGCTACCAGGATAAAGAATATTTCTTTGCGAGTTTTCATATGAGTGCAGGTCACCAGCTAAGACAATGTCCCAGCGGTTAAAAATGTCCAAGTCAACTTCAGGTTTTACGTGTGGTGGAATCTCGCCACGAACGTGTGTGCATAAGATACGGCCACTAAAGTTCTTGCCATGTTTTTCGTAGTCTTTGAGCTTGTTATAGGGAATAATATCTAAGTTAAACCCTACATTTTCATAGTAATCGTCAACCAAACTTACTAGTGGGTTTAAGCGATTAGTAGACTTCTTTAAGTTGCTTAAAAATGTTGAGTCTTTTTTCAACATTTCGTGATTGCCAGGATAGATTAGTGTAGGTTTGTGAAAGCTTTCCACAAAGTCAAAGTAAAGCTCAACTTCGTCCATGGTAGGTAGTCGATCAAATATATCGCCACCCACAATCACCAAATCAGCACTATGCTGCATCTCATTAAACTGTTCGCAGAATAGTCGAAAGCGATTGCGCGCCCAATCTACTGGAACATTCTTTTGTCCTAGCTTAATATGTACGTCTGCTGTAAATAGTATTTTCATTGTGTTTATCAGACAAAATAGCCCGCAAGCTTTTTAGGATTGCGGGCTATATAATATCAACCTAGTTCTTTGACTGCTTCAGCTGCTGCTGTATCTTCAGCATCGCCTTCGTCTGCGTTAGTGGTAACTTTTTCCAACAGTGCTAGAACTTCTGCTTCTGTTGGGCGGGGATATTTTTCATCAATTGACTTAGCTGCTTGAGCTGCTTCGCGTTCTGCATCTGTTAGTGCACGTGGTTTGCAACGCAATACTGACAAGTCGTAGCTGATATTAAAAGCCAGTGGTCCTGTTTTTGTACGCTTGAAAACTACATCCCAACCAGTATCCATGTCGGTTGGATCACCCAAATCTTCTGCTGCGCTTACAATCTGCTCGAACAGTTTCTTTTTCAAGTTTAGTGCTTTGACTTTGCCATCTTTAGGGTCAATACAGTTAACTGTATAGCTCCAAGAGCACTTTAGGTCTGGGTAGAAAGAGGGAACGTGGTCTTTTTCGATGTTATCGAACTTTTCTTTGTCACGGCTAAAAGCCAAGCACTCAACTGGAATGTCCTTGTTGTTGCTGCCTTTGATCCAGTAAATATAGCGTGGCAGAACTCCACCAACTAAACGAACTGTGTTTTCGCCATCTTTGTACTCATAAGCCTCAACCTTGTTTGATTGTGCTTTGCCTTTAGTGTTGCTGAATGATAGTGCCATTTTTAATTCTCGTGTTTAAAGTAAATTTTGTTGTCTGTTATGGTGAGCAGTGGATTGTGTTTTATTGCATCTAGGTCAATGTCTTTGAAATAAGATAAGTCTAGATAAACTACTCGGTAAAGTTTGTATAAGCTATAGTCACGCCTTCCTGCAAGTCTGATATATTGCGCTTTGTGTGCAATATCACAAGTTTCTGAGAAAAGAGGGCGGGCATTTAACAAGAAGCTGTGACCCGACAAGTTTTTAAAACTATTTAGTTCACGATGATTCTTCGGTATTAGCTTTTTGCTAAAATGCCGTTCCAACATACTTAACATCAATTTAGGGTCGCAATTTGTTTCTGTTTCTAATAAATCCAGGTTAAAAAAGAGTGCCATAATGATTAACTTAGACTATATTATAGCATAAAGACCAATCTACTGCAAGTGTAAATTTTATCATGCTGTTATTACCTGCCAGCCTTTACGTAAGTAAAGCGCTAGCCTATCGTTGTTTTGTTTCTTGTCTGCATAACCTGCAAAGTTAATGTCTACAACTAGCGGGTCAAGTTTACCTTCATGTAGTCGCTGTACACGACCCACAATTTGTTCAAGTAAACTATCATTGCTCATTGGAGCTGCAAGGATAACACAGCTAAGGGTGTTAATAGATATGCCTTCTGAGAAGATCTGCCTCGAACCGCATATGGCTTTTTTGGTTCCATCAAGTACTTGTTGTTTGATGTGCTGTCTGTCTTCATATTCTGTGTCGCCTGTAACAACCGCGCAATCTTCGCCAATGTATTCTTTCACTTTGTGTAAAAACTCCACTCGGTCAGCAATAACTAATACCGAGTGACCTTCTTGCATATGCATTAGTGCAATAGTTGCAATAAACTGCCTGTACTTTTCTGACTCTAAGAGTTCAGTGACTTTTTCAACCCAAGGAACTCCTGGCTTTAGCGTAATACCTGACTTAACAATATGTACTGTGGGTGTTAGTGTATTAGACTGCGGCGGTTTGTAAACAACCGGCCCAAAGTAGTCACGAAATAAGATGTGCTTGCCGTCTTTGCGAATCATTGTTCCCGACAACGCAATGCGGTAGCGGGCATGAAACACATCTATAGTTTGTGCAAATGTAGTGGCAGGACAGTGGTGGGCTTCGTCCAGGATAATAGTCCCAAACTCCTTAGCCAAGTCTGCAGCACACTTGCTGAGCGTCTGTATATTCGCGACTGTGATAAAGTGGTCGGCGTAGTCCATTCGTCCACCACCAATAACTCCGGGTTTGTGCCCGAATAAGACTTCGATTTCTTCACACCACTGGTCACGTAGCGCGGCTGTGTGTGTGATAACCAAAGTTTTCTGAGCAAATTTATGTGCCAAGTGTAGTGCGGTGAATGTTTTACCCCATCCAACCAGTGCGTTAATAAAGCAGGTGTCATCGATTGGGTCATATACTACTTGTTGCTCTGGTCTTAGCCCAAACTTAGGGTCAGGAAAGGGTATGTGGTCTACTATGCGTTTATCAATTACTTCGTAGTCATCAGGCACTAAGTCTAGACGACCTTGTGGGATGCTAAGTATACCTTTGGGCAGTACCTTGTAGTTTTTGATAGTTTCAATTGTAGCAAACTTCTTTGACCCTGTGTCTTTTTTGATTTTGTATGTTAGCTCGCTGATAACCTTTTTGGTATGTTCTACACCAGGGTTATCCATGTATATGCGATTTGATATTATTGCTTTAGGCATCTAAACCATTCTCCAGCTATCTGGCTTGCGTGTGTCACAAAAGCCGTAAAATAAAAAGCCCATGCCCAACTTTAGTACTTGTGCATAAATCTCGTGTTCTTGTGGACGACGTAGGCTCTTGAATCGGCTAGACAGACCTTCCAATTCAATCACACACCCTAAGCCATCCGCAGGTAAAACATTTTTAACTTTACGCGTTTGCAGTTTGGCGCGTGTGTTTTTTTCGTACTGAAATACACGTCCACTACTATCAATAAACCAAGTCACGCTTTTACCAAGTTTGATTAGGTCTGTTAAAAAGTAGATGGCTGTGCGAATTGGATACAAGTCTGCGCCAGATGACTTCAATGCCAGTCTACGTAAGCCTAGAGTGGCCTGTGGTAGGTTGCGGTCATCTACAACACGCAGTGTAACTGTTTCCGAATTCATTTCATCAACGTAGTGGGTGTGGTAAAAAACCACACCCTCATGTTGTGTAGGCTTCTTGTCGCCTAATTTAAATACGGGCCAGTGTATTTCCTGTAAGCTGGTATGTTTCGACAAAATGTCCAAAGCTATAGTCCTCGCCAATATCTTGATCTACACCGATTGGGGCATTTGGAATCTCACATCCCCACTTGTGTTGCGTGTTGCGCTTTAGGATCTCGCAGTATTCCACCACATCTTCGTCTTTTACGAGCGCAACGATTGAGTCATGAACAAGCATGAAGATTTTAGCATCTAGCTTCTTTGCTGCAATCTCTTCTGCTGTTCGCATAGCTCCAAGTAAGTTAACATCACTGGCAAGTGACTGTACTTCGGCGTTGATTCCACTACGCACTTCGTGAGCTGCAATGCCTTTATCTGCGCTAAAGACATTAGGTAGTCGGCGTTTGCGGCCAAAGAATGAGTATGTATAGCCATTAGTTTGAATGAATGCTTTGCGGTCTTCCAACCAGCGTTTTAGTTTACTGAACTTTGTAAAGTATTGCTTAATATCATCACGAGCCTGCTCAACAGAATAAGTCTCGCCATCGCTCAAACTCTTGGTAACAGTAGCTGCTACTTTGTTAGCACCCGAACCGTATAGGATACCAAATGAAATTGCTTTAGCTGACTGACGCATTGACCCAAACAACTTTTTAACGTCTTCAACCGCACAAGGCAAGTTAAACACCATTTTAGCAATTGTTGAGTGAAAGTCACCGCCTGATGAGAACACTTCTTGCAGATTCTTGTCGCCACTCAACACAGCCGCATAATACATTTCGGCTGTGGTCAAGTCTTGCGATACGATTTTATATCCTGCTGGAGCTTCGATACAACCTTTGATAATAGGATCGTCCCGAGGTATTTGCTGAGCATTGAACTTCCCAGAACTACTAAGGCGACCGCTAGTAGTAAAGATAAGATTAAAATTCGTACGAATACGACCATCGCGGTCAATTTCTGGTAGAATTTTTTGAATATAGGTGTTTTGAATTTTGCCAAGCTGTCGTACCTTTAGAATCGCCGCTGGCAGTGGATGCTCTTCGGACAACTGTTCAAGCACTTCTGCGTCAGTTGAGACGGCTCCGGTAGCAGTTTTCTTACCAGTGGGATTAAGTCCCAGATAATCAAAAAGCACAACACGAAGCTGCATAACTGAGTTAGGATTAAATATCTTTCCGGAGTCTTTTTCATACTGCTTGACCGCCTCAAAACTATAAACAACTTCTTTGGCTGCTTCAATCTCTTTGTCAAGATATGCACTAGCAGCAGCCATACGCTCGGTACTCATAGGAATACCGACTTCTTCCATGTCCATCAAGAACAGTGTGCCAGGAATCAAAATCTCTGAATAAACCTTACGCAGCTTGTCATTGGCTTGAACAATCGGCCAGAACTTGTGGAAAAGGTCGTATGTAACGGCTGTGTCAATCGAAGCGTAGCGGCTAATAGTGTCGAATGGAATAAGGTCATAAGTAAAATCGTCTTGCAACAAACCATTAGCTGCACAGTAGGCTTTCTTGAAATCATCTAGCTCTGAATCATAGTCACCGTAATCGGTGTACTTTAGGGCCAGAGGTTTCAAGCCATGTGAATCAGTTTCGTCAAGCACATAGTGCATGACCATTGTGTCGTGTACACGGTCACGAGGAAACTTGATGCCAAGATGATAATCAATCATTTTGTAGTCAAATTTCATGTTGTGAAACACTGTGGTAAACTGTTCAGCAATTTGCTTGAGCAGTTCCATACACTCGTCGTCTAGGCAATCTGTTAAGATATAACGACCATGCTTGGTTTTATAACTCATGGACAAGCCTAGCACATAACCATCGCGAGGGTACAGGCAAGTTGTTTCCGTGTCCCATGCAACATAGCCTTGAGCGTTTGCTAGGACTTCACGAAAGAACTCTTTAGCTTCCGCGGTATCGTCAATACCTTTAAAATCGCCTTGCACAGCAGGCTTTAGCTGACCTTTAACATACTTGTGGATACGATCCACAGCACGTTGGAAGTCAGGCTTGCCTTCGGGCTTAAAGCTGAGCATTGCTGGATTTGAAATGGCAATATACTTGTCACTGACAAGCTGTCCAGCCATGTTAGTTACCGACGTAATCTTTGCGTACTCTTTGGCAGCTTCTGCACCTACAAGAATCACAAAGTCATAAGGCTCCAAGTCTACCACCAAGTCCACATCTTTTTTCAGCAATTTGGTAATTGGCACTGAACTCATGTGGTAGTGGTCGAATTCAAACTCAAAGTAATCTGAGTACTTTGTGCGATTAGGAGCTTTGTCAATAATTGCAATTTTCATTTATAATTTCCTTTGATACTTTATTATAGCGTATCTTGGCTAACATTTCAAGTTTATTTATTAACGTACTCGGCTATGCTTCGTACATCTAAGGCATCTAATTCACCTGGATCAGTGCCGTCTGGTAAGTCTATGATTTCAACTACAAAGCCCTCATCTTCGATGATTGGCTTCATTAGTTTTGCTGCTTTTCGTCCAGCTTCATCGCCGTCAAACAGCAAGTATACGTGTGTGATACCTTGTGCTTTGAATGGCAGGAGCTTGGCTTTAGTGTCATTTTGCAGTGTGTTAGTACCAAAAGCACAAACAACATTTTCACAACCTTTGTCGTATAAGTTTAGCATATCAAACATACCTTCAACAATTACCATTGACTGATAGCCACTTGGTAAGTGTGCAGGAAACACTGGCATCTTAACTCCTACTGGATAGTTAACATACCGGGGATTTCCTTGCGACATAGTATGACGTGCAACAAACACAACATTTTTTCCTGTAATATCTTTAACAGGAAACACAATACGATCTTGAAGCTTTTCTACTTGGTTGGTATAAAAAGCCCCAAACTGTTTGAGTGTTGCTGGACTAACACCACGGAACACTTTTGTCCAAGGTGTGTATCCAACAGGAAGTTCTAGTTCTTGTCCAAAGCGTTTTAAGACGTCTAACTTTTCTTTTAGTGCCATAATCTTTATTGGTACTGGGTTTGTGAAAACTCCATAGTACTTGAAAAGATTAGTTTTAAAGCCACAGGCAAAGCAGTGTGCTACACCTGAAACTTTGTCAACACGAAAACTAGGGTTAGAGTCACTATGCTCTGGATTTAAACATTTGATTAGGTAGTCGCGCCCAGATACTGTAAACTGGAGATCGTTTTTCTGTATTAGTTCTAGTACTGGGTCTGACATATTAATCGTTTATTTTATAGAAGTTTTTACAAGCTAACCAGCCGTTTTGATAGGCTAGTAGTTCTTTCCATACTGGGTGATCTGGATGATCGCATATGTGTTTAGGCAACAATTCTGTACTGTCTCTGCTAAACCAAAAATCAGCACTAATATGTGCCATATCGGCTTCGCCTAAAACTTCCAGTAATTCGTTTGTGGTGTACATTATGCGTTCCAAGGTAAGTCTGCACCACTATCACTAACAGGCGGTGCGTCATCTTGGCCTTTCTTTACTTTTTTAACTGGCTCTTTAGCTTGAGGTTTATCCACACTCTGTGGCGAGATACGTAAGGTATCCCAGTCAATTGGACATGTAAACGCCATTTCTTTGCCGCCACGAATCTTGGTCGTCGCAAACGAAATCGCGTTAGTTTCCTTGTCATGGGCTTCCATGGTAAGAGCAATATCCGCTGCGTCAAGAATTCCTTTTGCAAAGCGAGCTTCCCCGTTGGCGTCGATCTGATATGGACTAACCATGACAATCTCGTACTTACGGGCGAGATTCTTAAGTTTCTTTGAAACTTCAATCTGCGGTTTCCAGTCATAGATATCTGTGCCTTCAATTGCAATTTGGTTCAAGTAATCAACTACTACAAGTTTTAACTTATCGCCAAACTTGGCCTTGGCTTTGCCAATGTGTAAGTCGATACTGCTTAGGGTCAAATCACGGTCATCAACAATAATCATTTGATTATCCGGCTTTAGCACACAGTTTCTGACTAGTGTTTCTTCAAACTTATAGCGGTCACGATGGCGTAAAAACTCACTTACCAGGTCACCACTGTCAACAAACATTTCAGCACGAGCTTTAACAACTCGTAGCAGTTCATCATCAGTTAGTTTGTGCTGTTTGAGATTCTGAAGATTAACATCTGCCAATATTGACAGATTACGCTCCATAGTCTCTTTTGCGGTCATTTCAATACTGAAATAAATACTACTGTTACCAGACTCATATTGATTAACAAAAAGATTGCTACTAGCAATAGATTTACCAGATCCCCGTTTACCCCCAATGAGAATGAGTTCTTGGCGAGCCACGCCACCAAGCACACTGTCAAAACCATTATTAAGGCCAAGATAAACACGTTCTTTCTCCAAATCTTCTGGATGGCTGAACATCATCATGTCAGCCATTGTAAATACTTTTTCAGATGTATGTGTCTTTTCTTCAATCGTTAGTGCGATTGTAGCTAAGTTTTCTTTTATTTCGTTTGTGTCGTAGAGTGGTAATTTGTCTACGAACTTATCTAGTAATTTTACCGTTTCGTTTTGGGTATATTGGTCGATCAATGCGTCCAATGCTACTTCTGCAGAAACGTCTGGCACCTCGGTTAACCGGAGAGTTGCCAGTGTTTTAGACGCCGGACCCTCCCTTAAGGTTAGCTCAAGATCGTCAAATGACGGTATAGCGCTGTACTTCTCGTAGTACTTATTAACGACGCTATACAAGGAAGAGTACGCAGGGTCTAAGAATACTAACTTCAGCTTTGCCCAGATATCTAGGTTACGCTCAGTTAATAATTTGTTTAAGACTACTGCACTAGTATCCAAGATTACCCTACTTTCGCTTCATTGTCTATAATAACTTGATCTACGATTTCAGTAACTTTATACATTACTTGCTCCCGTAGCTTCTTTAAATCTTGTTGATATGTTGCGCCACTATCATACAGCAAGCTCAGTTGTTCATGAGTTATCAACTGCTGTAATCCGAAATAGATGTGGTCGTAAGCCATAGTAGATTCTGGTGTGATTTCTACTTGTGCTGCTTTTCCATAATTGTGCGTAGCCTGTTTAACGACTTCTTCCATCGTAAACGACTCGTTGTCATGGTATGTAATAGTTACTTTCATACTATGAACCTCCTTAAACAGAAAAAGCCCGGGAGCTTTATGGGACTCCCGGGCTACTGGTTTAAACCAAATTAAGCAGCTGCTTTAGCTTCGGCCTTGGCTTTTTTAGCTGCACCGTCATAGTCAGCAACTTTGATACCACGGCGAGTCAGCAATGTACGCAGACCACGCTCTGTTTTATCAACTTTAGCTGCAATTTCTGCAACAGTCATTGTAGAAATAGCGCTACCGAGTGCGCTAACGGCATCAACGGATTCTTTAGCGTGGGATTCTTTTTGTGCAGGAATCTTAGCAATCTGACCTTTGCGTGTCAAGCTAAGAGCTTTACCACGAACTGAGGCAACAGTTTTGTTCAACTTAGCAGCGATTTCTTCGATATAGCTACCGGCATCGGCCATACGTACAAAAGTAGCTTCTTCGGCTTCTGTGTAAGTACGAGCAACTTCAACTTTTTCAGCTGGCTTAACTGAACCAGTTAGTTCCAATGCCAACAGCTTACCTTGAATTTGCTTGGCTGTGAACTTGCCACCAGCAAAGTTTTCAGCGATTTCTTTGTATGTCAAGTTACCAGAATTTGCGTTAACGAAATCGGCAAGATCAGCGCCTTCGTCAGCAGTAAATGCACTGGTTTTTTCTTTGGCAAGACTTGCAACTTCACGGTCAAGTTGACGCAATTTTGAAGCAATGCTACGAGTGGTTTTACCCAATTGTTCAGCGGCACGCTCAACGCTTTCAACGCTAACTGGGCTTTCGTTTCCAACGATGCTCATCAGTTGGTCAACAGCTTCGTCAGACCAGTTCTTAGTTGTTTTATCAGTCATTTGTATTTTCTTTCAAGAAAGTATTTAGGTTTGTTATGATTTGGATGCCGAGTGATTCGGCCTTTTTGCGTTTTGTACTAGCTTTATCTTCTTCATCAACCAAATAGTCTGTGGTTTTTGTAATAGACTCTACTGCCTTATATCCAGCAGCTTCCAGAGCTTTATATGCTTCTGCTTTGTTTTTGTAAGAAGATAACTTTCCAGTGATACAAACAGTCTTAGAATTATTATTACTGGTTGTAGTGGAATTACGATTGGACTTAAAAGAGAACGGCAAAAACTCTCGTAAGTCAGGAAAATCTGTTTGTAGCCAGCCAACTAAGTTTTCGGTAACTTTGTCGCCTAGACCAGCTTGTTTGCAAGTTTCGTATGTGATTTCATCAATATGATGTACAACACTACAAATCTTTTGGGATGCAGTGGCACCTACTAGTGTGATACTAAAACTTGCCAGTACAGTTGCCAAATCTGCTGACTTAGCACGCTCAATTTCATCAAGCAACTTGTGTGCAGTCTTTTCACTGCCAAGTGCTTCGATTACTGAATCTGCGTCTAAGTAAAACAGTTCAGTTAAGTCCTGCAAGTTAAGTTTCTCAACACTCTTAGGCCCCATGCCTTTGATACCAAGTGTTTTACAAAAATGTTCGACTTTTTTACCAAGCTGTGCTCCGCAAGCTGTGTTGCGACAAAATAATTGATCGTTGACCAATTCAAGTTTGTAGTCACAGCAAGGGCAGGTTGTTGGTATTTCGATCTTCATGTTGTTTTATCACTTTGTAGACTATATTATATCTGATTAGGTATGCTTTGACAAGTGTAAATTTTTACTCCTCAAGCATCAACTTTATGCAAAATGCAAGGAATAATTTCTCCGGCACGTATAACAGCCACACGATCACCAATTCGCAAATCCAGCATTTCGATAAAGCCTGGGTTGTTCAAGGTTGCTCGGCTGACCAATGCATCACCGATAAGTACTGGTTCGAGCATGGCAACAGGCGTAACTTTGCCGGATTTACCGACTTGCCATTCAACGCCCAAGAGGGTTGTTTCGACATGAGCAGCACGTTCTTTTTTAGCATAGGCACCACGTGGATGTTTAGCGGTATACCCAAGATCATAGAATGTTGCATTGTCGTTGACTCTGAATACGATACCATCGCAGGGAAAAATTTTATCCAAGTCTGGTTCGTTGATTACACCAAAACCTGCCAAACGTAGCGCATCCAAGTCTTGATTAAATGTATCACACAAACTAGGCTGAACACCATAAGCAAAGAAGCTAAGGGCACGTGACCTGAACTCGTCTGAGTCTTTTAAGTTTAGTGCACCTGCTGCATAGTTACGAGCGTTTTCAATGTTGATTGGAGCAACAATCTCACCAGTAACTTGGTAAACGCCTTGAAATGGAACTGTTTGTGGAACAATAGGATTGCTCAAGAACTTGTCGGTTACAATTTGACCTTCTACACCATCCCCACGGGTAAGAACTCGAACAAGATTACCATCAACATAAAGTAGGCTAAGAGCTGCCCCATCCAGCTTAATGCTAGTAGCAATAGATCGAATGCCTTGGAGAGGTTGGGTTCCTTCATCTTCGTAATACTTTTGTAGTGAGTACATTTGAAACAAATGACGCTCGGTTTTGGAATTTTGTTTTGCGCCCACAGCACCGTAACCCACGCTATCAGCCAGTGCATCAAACTGTGCATCTGTGATGAAAGGTGAGCCTGCGTAATAAGCGGCTGAAGCTGAGTCTAAATATTGTGTAATTTTGTTCATAAAGACTATTATACCAGTTTAGGGTCGCAGAAACAAGTTTAAATTCCGAAATGTCTGCCAAAAGCGCAGTAAACTTCAAACCAACTAACAAGTTCATACGCCTCAGGGTCTTCGTCCCAAAAAGGATTTTTATTAAAACCAATTTGCCAGTCGTTTCTAAGTTGCCAGTGGTACTTTCCGAAACGGATATTAAACCAAAGGTTGCTCATTTTTTAGTTTCTCACTATAGTGTTTGATGATTTCTTCGCCCTCAGCTTGAGAGCAAATATCAAAAAGTCCGTCCAGCAATGCATAAATATTTTCAGTACTAGCAGGGATCGAAACGCCTTCACGACTAGGAACCCACTCGCCTTCGTATGATAGGAAGAACTTGCGTAGCTGAATGTATGTAATATCGCGGAAGTCGTTAACAGCTAGACGAATCTGGAACCCTTTGTCCATGTTTTCGTCAATGATCTTTGAGTACTGTATATTTTCATCCATGATTACTTAGGCATCATCAATGCGTTGAAGTTGCTGGGCACAACAATGGTTTGCACTTTGCCAGCTTTGATACCTTCTGAGATATTCAACATAGCCTGTGCTTGCATGAAAGCAATAGAACTGCCCGAGTTATTCGCCAGTGCCGCCATACGACGTGACTCAGCTTCAGCAGTTTTAACTTCAACTTCTTTTTGCTTCAATTCGTTCTTTGAACGAACCAAGGCATTGGCTGACTCAACAACAGTATCAGAAGGCAATACATTACGAATCATAACTTGGCTAATAGTAATAGCTCCGTCCAACTTTTCTTCTGCAAGGTTTCGCTGAATCTCGTCCTTGATAAAGTTTTCCATATCAGTGCGATTATCTGCCATGTCCAGGGCTTCGTATTTACGAGCTGCCTTGTAGATAGCATTACGGGCATTTTGCACAATGTAGTTATACATTACATAAGTATCGCCACGGCTTTCAGCGTGGAAACTTTTGTTCTTGGTAGAATACAGTTCAGCAACGCTCTGTGGGTTGATGTTGTAAACAACTACGGCATCCAAGTCTTTCATGGTAGAATTGTCTTTGGCTACAGGAGTCATGTTTTCCAGTACGACGTTAACATCCTTAACTGGAAATGTCAACACTGAACCAACCATGGTCTGGTTAAAGGAACCTGGCAACAGTTCACCACTTTGTACTTGTTTGTCAAAGCCAACACGAACGCCAACCTCACCAGTTTCAATACGTGTGCAACCAGTAGCGGCTAGGGCGATAGCTGTGAGTGCAAGAATTTTAGAGATAGTTTTCATATTAGAATAGCTGTGTGATAATAAAAAGAATTAGCAGAGAAACTATGGCTGCTGCTCCAACCTTAAAAGCAAGTTTGTACTCTCGCAGTGTAAACTTACTAACTGACTGGTATACAAAAACTACCAGTAGTGTAATAAGCAGAAAAATAATAAAAGCCTGAATCAAATGCGTACTCCTAGATCGCGTAAATGTTGTAAGCTAGCAAGTTCGTAATGTTCTTGCCATGCCGATTGCAACCACTTGTCTGACAACAAGAAGATGCGGTAGATGTATCCGTACTTTTCAGTGAGTTTTTCAGATTCAATAACTGCGGTACTATCATACTTGGCTGAGTATACAACTTCGCCAACCTTAAAGCGATCACGCTGTGCTCCATCTGGAACCAGTTCAGGCTTAAAGTAGCTGCTTCCAGGCACACGAATTGGTACACTGTGTTCTTCTAGAACACGCTTGATGAATGTTGGGCTACGATAAGTCATTTTTGAAATCGCATCCACAGTTTCACCACTAAGATACTCGCTGATAATATACACTATGTCTTCACGAGTGGCGGGCTTGCCACGCAGCTCAGCACGACGCTGTGCATCACGGGCTTGAGCCTTTTTAAAGTCGTCAAGGATTGTACCCAGGCGAGTTGTATTATACGCCATGCCAAGAATCTGGCAAGCGTCTTTTTTAGTAATAGGCTTTTGGCCTTCTTCGGTGGGTTCAAGCAAACGAATAACTCGGCTAATGTTGGCCGGAGTCATCAGTTCGGTTTCCAGTTCGCTTCGTTTTTTAGTTGCCATATTAATCCCGTAATTTTATTACACGAGCCATCTTAGCCCGTACATTTGGTTTCTTTTGTTTTGCTAGATGGACTGCTATTGCAGTTCGTATTTCGGCTAAGAGAGCCTCGTCGTCCCACTCAAGGGTAGTACGGCCATCAGGCCAAGTAGTAACTGTTAAGTGATTTCCACGTACTACTTTGGGTTTTTGTTCTTTTTTCATAATAAAATAGGCGGCACTAGGCCGCCTATGAATTACTTGATGATGCTCAAGAAGTAAACTGCGGCTTTGCCAGTCAGTTTGCTCAAAATGTCGTCGTCTGCAGTCTTGCCAGCAGCTTCAATAGCGGCTTTGAGATCAGCAATAGCAGATTCTTTGCTAACGCGAGCAGGCTTGTCGCCAGTGCCAGCAGTTTTGGTTTTTGCTGTGCTAGTTGCGCCTGGGTCTTTTTTCACATAAACACCGGCTTGTACCAGTACCATGCGAACGCCATTAGGCGATTGCTCGAATTCTTCTGCAATGTCTTTGATGATTTCAGTTGAGTTCTCAGGTGTTGGGCCTGCGGCTTCGTATTTTGCGATAACTTCTTGTTTGAGTTCGTCTGTCCAAGTTGCTGCCATGATGTGCTTTCTGTTATTTAAGTTTAAATGTGGTCTGTGGTAACGTCGGTCATCTTTTCTGGAGTAAACCGGCGATAGTTATGCTTCAAATCATATTTTTGCATAACAGCTATTTTAGCATTATACTGCTGGTCAAGCAAGTCACGATATTCGCGGGTGAATTCTGCAAAGTCATCTTCTGGCATTTGCGATACGTCAATGCCTTCAAAGTGAGTGCTAGGTTGCACTACTTCAATAACTGCACGCTTGCTAGCAGTGCCATCAGCTTTTGTGTAACTAAATTCAACGAGTTTCATGTGTTTGCCTTTTTGTATCAATCTAAGCCTTTATTATACGGGAATCGATTGATGAATTCAAGACTAAATTTATTAATCTGCTTTCATAATCTCACGACGCAAGCCGTCTTGAAATCTTTCAGCTATCGAATTACTGAGTAGCGGAAACACTAGCATTGGAGCCACTACAGTACTAATACAGATGTATACTACAGTGCTTAGTATTGGGTATTGCGTAAAACTATTCTCAATATTACTTTGCCGTGCCTCACGAATTAGTGGACTAAAGAAAAAGATGCTGGCAGTAATTGCAGTACTAAATGCAAATAGCAAATAGTAAGCAATTAATTCCATGTCTTATTTTCTCGCATAAAGGCACGAGCGCCAATTGAAAAATCGACTTTGCCTTGTGGCAGGTTTAGGAAGACTTTTGTGCTTGGTGCGGTCATTGCGGCTTGCTGCACCTTAGGGTTAGAACTAAAAAGTTCTTTGGGAGCACGTCCAGTAAATTCTTTGAATAGCTTGGCTAAACGAATTGCAGTATGTGACCACTGTGGTGTAGTAGGAGCTTTGCGAGCCTTACCAAGTGTGCCGAGTGCATCTTGTACTTGCTGATTATTGGGCTGAGCTTTAGCCGTACGCTCCAGCCTGCGCTTGCGGTTGGCTTGAGTACGGGCTACGCCTTGTGGCACGGCTGCTGCAGGTGCTGCTGTTTTGGATTTTGTTGCCATTATAATTTCTTAACTGTATATATTTTAGTGCCAGGTACTTGTGTGATTTCAACCACACCAGCAGTTTCCAAGAACTGTAGTACCTGGAAAGCTTCGCCATATGTTTGAACCACTTCGCTGGGTTCATTGATTACTAGTGTTACCCACTCTAAAAATTGTAGGGTAACTGCATGAGGCTCAGTACTGGAAAGGCCGTCCAGCAACGTCCGAAAGGGATTCGTAGTCGATTGTGTCATCAGTAACGTATGCTTGAATATCTGTGGAAACATAATCTTGAATACGTTGTGACGACTCAAGAGCCTTGGCAATCTTATAGCACTCGTGTAGTGCAGTAATCAGTTCAGGAATACTATCAATTGTAAGTGGCATTGTACGATTACATCCATCAGCAATAAGAACTTCTTCTGTGCCACCAGCATTAGTACCAAACTCTACATAGTTGTAGTAATAGTTACCAGACTCGTCTGGGCCAAACAAACCATCTTCGCCAAACATATCGACGTCGGCGGGTGTAACTTGAGCAAAATTAATTTTCATGTGATTTAGTTGGTTAGGGTTGCGTTGTTAAAAAATAATTATATCAAAAAGTAATAAAGATTTCAAGTGAATATTTTCACAAACAAAAAACCCACCTAAGCGGTGGGTCGTTTGGTACGCCAGACAGGACTCGAACCTGTAACCAACGAATTATGAGTTCGCTGCTCTAACCGTTGAGCTACTAGCGTAAGTTTTGCATACTCTCGGTACGCTGCTGATCTGTGTACTTTGTCCAGTTTATTACTTGCTCTAGTGTGCGCTTACAGGCTAAGCACTGCTGCAATTTAGGGTCTAGGTTACACCGCTGAACGCAAGGAGATTCAATCTTCGAATTCAACGTAGTCTTCTTTGCCTACGCCACATTCTGGGCATTCAAAGTTTTCGGGAAGGTCTTCCCACTTGCCTTCAAGTTCTTCATTGTGAACATGGTCACATACTACACAAATACGTGTCATTTTACTGTCTCCCAGACTTGTTGGTATGCCTCTGCATGACGCTGCTCAACACGCTTGAGTGCTGCAAAACGTTTTTGTGCTTTGGCTAGTACGGCTTGGAATTGTTGTGCGTGTTCACGAGATTCTTCAGTTTGCTGCTTAGCTTCTTGAGCAGCTTCGAAGTTACCCTCACGAATAGCCTTAGCTTCAAAAAGCGGATACATCTCTGTGTATTCGTAAGTTTCGCCTTCAATGGCTTTTTCAAGGCAGACTTTTGTTGATGGTCGCCCGATAAGTAACTCAAGATGACCCCAAGCATGTTTTAGTTCCTGAGATGCGGTGTGCTCAAAATGTTTTGCAACATCTTCAAAGCCGTCTTCACGGGCAATACGTGCAAAGTACATATACTTTGTGTATGCCATTGATTCTCCGGCCAGTGCACTTTCCAAATTTTGTAATGTTACTGACATTGTTTTACCTGTTATAGTGAAAATTGGTACATCCTGACAGGTTCGAACTGCCGACCCTCTCGGTGTAAACGAGACGCTCTACCACTGAGCTAAGGATGCGTTGGAGCGGGGTGCGAGAATCGAACTCGCAACTCTAACTTGGAAGGATAGCGTTTTACCACTAAACTAACCCCGCGTGTTTAATTTTTTAACTGTGGAACATACTCGGCACCAGCACCACGTGCGCCTGGACTACCTACCATATTGGCATAATCACTGACCATAGTTACGTACTGGTATTGATATTCACGCAGTTGTTCACAGCGTTCGAGAGCAGCGGTTAGGGTTAGTATGTCAACGGCTAGTGCTTGCCCTGTTTCAGGGTCTGTGTAATATACTCTGTACATATTAGTTGTGTGTGGAGCGGCTAAGGAGGCTCGAACTCCTGACATCTTCCTTGGCAAGGAAGTGCTCTACCAACTGAGCTACAGCCGCATTAAAATGGTACATCATCGTCTAAGATATTACGAATCATTTCACGTTCGCGTTTGACTAACTCGTCTTCAAGCCAAGGCTTGATTTCTTCTTCGATGAATCTTTGCTGAGCCTTATACCCGGCGTGTTCTTGTATGGTTTCTGTGACAATCTTGGTAAACTTAAACAATCCGGTTTTTTCAGCCCAGATCAAGTACTCGTAGTAGTCTGCGATTACATCACATACTCGGCAACCTTGTAGTTTACCTACCATGATTTTGTCTTGCATGTCTAGCAGTGGTGACTTTAGTTTGTTAAATCCAATAGCCATTACCAATGCCTCCATACACCTGCTATAATAACGCAGTTAGTAACTATGTAACTAACAATGATTAGTGTTCGGATCAGTGCTACCACATCAGCTTCACTGTCTGTTTTTCCAGCTTTGGCGCCGAGAGCATTTGCCCAAAGTCTCCACAACTTTTTCATGCTTTTTTCTGCGCTTCTAGCTGTTCAAGATATTCAAGCCTATTGGCTGCTTCTTCTAGCAAGTCTGCTATACGGTCTGGTTTGCCTTCTTGCACCGATTTTCTGGTAGCAATCTGACGGCGTATTTCTGCGCGTTTGCGTAGTCTGTAGATTAGTGTTTCCATAATTATTTACCATATATAACCACACCAGGTACCAGGGCTTCTTACTAGACCCGTTCGCGACTAGTACACTAGGCACCACCGTGGAGTCAAGGTTGATGTGGTTATATATGGCGGAAAGCAGAGGAGTCGAACCCCATCCCATTTCTGAGAACCTGGTTTTCAAGGCCAGTCGCAGGACCAACCCCGCTGCATTACTTTCCAAGGGCACACATCTCATGCACCTAGTGTTTCGTTTTATGTCTGCGCACAACACTTATTGCGCTGCTTTTTATTCTTCGACTGCTTCAGCCAACTCAGCTTCGCGCTTGGCTTGCAGTTCAGTTAAGCGACGTACAACTTCTTCCGAACCCATCCAAATGTCTTTGTTGTTGAGCATTGACTGGATTTCGTCAGTTGTTAGGAAGTCTTGGTATACTTCAGTCATGAAGTTTTCTGACCAAGTACGTTCAAACTGTAGTTGATCGTACATTTCGCCACCTTTGCCAAATGTTCCGGCTGAATAGTTGTGGAACATGAAAAGGCTATGTGGTGTAACTTCTTGGCTATGACCATGCAAGAAAATCATGGTGGCAGCACTCATGCAAGCACCCTCTACACTGCACACAATGTTAGCATCTGTTTCAGCCATTACACGCAAGAACTGCAGTGTGGTAAAAAGATCACCACCAGGACTATTGATGTAAATGCGAATCGTATCAGTAGCCGAGGCATTACGAATCACATCAAACCACTCGATGTATTCCTCAGCGTCTTGAATTGCGCCGCTAAGGTAAAACTCATGAACGTGTGCGACTGGCTTTGTAAAACTGTTTGTGTACTTGTCAGTTTGAAACAGTTTAGGGTCTAAAATACCATTGTTTTTCATAAGTTCCTTAAATTATTGCCAGCTTATTCTGTTACGAGGGAAGCCGAGCGAGAAACCCTAAGCGGCGTTTAGGCTGCTAATGCGTACGTGTTATCGTTTGCAGTTATTTTTGTTTTGTGTCTGCGGCCAGGAATCCCCAACCCTACGGCTTCTACGTTGCCGAGTTGTCTACTTTGCTACTCTTAGCCCGGTCGATCCTGTGTCAGCCC